CTTAAAGGCAATCGCTGTAGCCTTGTTCATCTGGACTAGCACCTGATAGGTATCGGCCAGAACTGCCGTGTAATCGACTGTCTTAGCTGCACCGACAGTAAAGGCTACTAGGCCGTTATAGTCTGCGGCTGTAAAGATGTCGCCTGTCGATGCTGGAAAGCCTTCTGCCATGATTTTCTCCTAGTATCCCATTATGGATTGTCCGATTATACCGTAAGTCGATGACCCGATGATGAATCCCTCGACTATAGGCTCAAGTGTTGTTACTGTGCACTTCATACTGTTAGGGGTTATATCCCATGTCAAGCCCTGCACTTGCAAAGTCTTAACGATTGTCGAGCCGTTGGGCTGGACGTTAGTGATCTTGACGTTATCAAAGTAATCAAGGCCAATCATTGTATTAGTTGGTACTGCCGTATCCAGAAGATCGACTGTCATGGCATCGATGCGAATAGTTGTTTCAGCTCTAGTGGCTACATAAATCTTGGCTATGTCTAAGACTTGAGCATCTGTCTCAGGGATCATCTCTGTAACTGTCATTCCATGAGGGAAGTATTTAGCCGATGAAGTTGCATCCGTTGCAGTCTGCGCTGATCCACCAATGCGCGTCATGCTAGCTTGATTGATGATGAGCTTGTCATCGAAAGCATACTTAAGGTCTGAGTAGGGAATGCCAGTAGTCTGATTAAATTCAATAGGCGTAGCAGCTAAAGATCCCACGACATCGTTGCGATCCTTAAACTCTGCCGTGCCGTCTGTGCGGATAAAGAATGCACCCTGCTCTGCGAACTCAGCCGCTTTGAGAGCTGCTAAGGATGTTCGCGACGTGCCGGGATCTGCCTGGACTGTAGTTGATCCTGTATCTGTAATTCTCATAGATGTTGGAAAAGATACTTGATTGAGCAACTTGGTAATTCTGGTTCCCGTAGTCTGGCCAGCAGTGGCATCGGTTACTGTCGAGACGTTAGCCATCTGGAATAGTCTAAATGCATCCGAGCAGACAATATCGAGGAGGCCAAATTCTTGCCCTGTTGGATAAGAATACTTGTATGAATCTACATAGCCTGAGAATAAGAACTCCTGCGTTGTAGAAGTAGTGGCAGCTACACGGATCTTACGAAGAGGAGTTAAATAACCATAATAAGGCGAAGCTAAATTCTGCGGATTGAATGCCCCAGTTTCGTCAATCACCCTCACAGTACATGTGCCAGTCTCATAGGTATCGCGCATGACGTTACGCCCACGGCTGATCTTAATTGATCGAGTAACATCGCTGAGATCGACTACTGGATCGGGAACTTCTGTTGAAGCAAACTGAGACACTCCGATCACGCCGTATTTAGCATCGCCGACAGTAAAGGGGTAGCCAAATGTAGCACCTTGGCTAAAATCGAATGAAACCGAGATAGTTGCAGGCAGGCTCATATTGCGATGGTACCCTGCTTATTGCTAAATCTATTAGTCTGGCTGAATGATCCTGATAATGAATCATTGATTTGGCTATCGCGGATTGCTCCACCGACTGCCTGACCATCAAGCTCTACCACAATGTTAATTGGAGGCATTGGGTTAACTCCAGCAATGACTCCTGCGCCGAGACCGCCCATAGGGCCGACTTGGCTATAAGAATTAGTAGGAACATTGAAATCTGGAATCACTCCGCCACCGCCTGCTGAGATTGATCCTTGAGTAGTCAATGGAGCCATGCCAGGTGCGACCCAATTACGATAAGGATTAGGAGCTTCTGGAGTAGCAAGTAGTGCGGCATTAAGATCATTCTGGCGCTTAACAGCAGCATCTAATTGACCTGTTAATTTGCTCGCCTGTGATTCATTCTTATCAAGTAAGGCTAGTTGTAAGTTGAGAGCTAGGCGATCGGTCTCGCTGATCTGGCCTTTAAGTGCCGCAGTCAATCCTATGCGCTGCAGGTCTAGGCTGCCAGCGGCTTTCTCTAAAGCAATCTTGGACTTTGTGTCTGCGGTAGTTTTGCCCTGTAACTTGGATAGTTCTTTGGCACGCTTGAGAGCATCTGCTTCTGCTTTTTTACGTGCTGCTATTTGTGCAGGCGTGTCATAAATACCTACAGGCATTGAACCGACATAACCGATCTTAATGCGGTCAAATGAGGCTCTGAACATTTTTTCTTGCATGTCAATAATCTTGACTACATCGTTCTCATAATTGTCGAACGGATTGAGTGAAGCCAGAATTGCTTGGTCTGAAGTGAGATAGTAAAGTTTCTTAAATCCGAATACAGCAGTAGCAACCATGCTTGCAATCTTTGACGCTAGGTCTTCAATCTTGGCAACGAATAATTGTGGATCTCCAGCTGCGAAGGCTGAGACCAAAGAATCAACGAGGGCTCCACCGATTGTCTCTTGTGCTTCTTTTGCTGCTGTATTGATCAACTCAAATTTTCCAGCATAAGTGTCCAGATAAGCAGCGTTCCCACCCTTAAAGGTAGAAGCGAACTTAGCCTGAACTTGTGCAAAACTCATAGTGCTGAGTTCTGCCTTAGTTAATCCTAAAGAGTATTTTTTAAGGCCTTTGGTATTTCCTACATAAGCATTAGATAGATCCTCAACTACAGTCTGATAATCAACGCCTGAACCGCGTGAGACGTCTAGAGCTTGTGTCAGTAGTTCCTGAGACTTGGCAACCGATCCCGTAGTCTGCAATAGACGTTGCATGGCTGGACGTAAATCATCATCTGTAACGCCGGACATCTTGGATAGATCAGAAATGTATCGCTCAATGCGTGGAGTCTCAAAGCCTAGTCCTAAATTCTTTACCGACATGGCTAATCGAGCAGCTGCTTTTTCATCGGCTATAAACGCCTTAGCCGCAGCCTTGCCAAAGTTGATAACAGCGGCGGTGGATAGTCCAATGCCAGCTGCGCCTGCTAATTTCTTAAAGTCTTTCGTAAGACCTTTGACGCCTTTATCAACATCCTTAAATGCTTTCTTGCCTTTGTTTTCTACAATTATGGGCAGTCTTAACTCAGCCATTAGCACTCCCATTAAACTTAGCGGCGGCCTTTTCAAGCGCCTTAATTACTCCAGCCTTAGCCTTACCTTCATCTTCTTTGTAAGCCTTATACATGGCTCGGCCTGCCATCTTTCCTGCGCCTGCAAGTTGCCCCTGTAGGCGTGGAGTGAAGCGACCGCTTACTCCAGACTTACGGCCAGCGGTCTCAAAGATCGCACCTGCCGCTGTCTTATTATGAATCGATACAGTTGATGACCAACCTTCGCGGTTAGGCTTAGTAGGTGTCAACTTGTAGCCGACGCCGCGTCTGACTTCACCTGCATCGTACATTGGAAAAGTTGCAGTTGTGACATCATGCTTTACAAATCCAGAAGGCATGTCTGCATTAGAAGGCATGAAGCCGCGAGCCTTCTTAACCAATGGCTTTAAGAATCCGACCATCTCATCGCGTGTTGCTTTGTCTAGGTCAGGTGAAAACTGCTTGAGAGCCTTGCGCAAATCGTTAGCGCCTTTTAGCTCTGTAGGCATTCTCCTGCTCCTTCGCTCGGTCTTTCAACGCTTTCAGAATCATCTGTAGCATCGATGGATCTAAATCTAGTAAAGATTGTGGAGGGATAGCCGTCTCAATGCTCAATCGAGCAACGAGATAGTGGATGCTATCCCTGCCTAGGCCAAAGGGTCAGACTCTGCAACCTCTACACTCTTAAGAGTTTCGAGAAAGTCTGCACCGAATGGCTTGACTGTGACTCCACTTAGTCGAAGGCCTTCCCATGCAAGCCAATAGACATCTGACTGCTTTTCATCATCGCGAAATGCTTTGTGAAATCCCTTTTTAGCATATAGCTCGAAGGCGTACTCCAATCGAGGTGTGATCTCGATATTCGTAACGCTATCGTCTGCCATTGTGACTATTAACTTTGCCATGCTATGCCCCTTTGTTTAGTGTTTTAGAATGAACCTGTTGAAGCAACTGCGATAGTACCAGAGACGTTGAATGTGAGGCTCTGTGTTGAGAGGTCACCGACTGCGCCGTTGATATCTGTCGTGTTGTTGATCAAGCATGTCATTGTGTAGAGAGGGTTAGTCGCAGATACTGCGGTTCCCTTTGTCTGTAGTAGAACTACTGTGACGTTAGTTCCCCACGCAGCTTGCAAAGTCGCTAGGACGTTAGCAGATGCTGTGTCATTGAGGAAGTCAATAGTTACGCTTGAGGCTTCTAGACCCTTTACGAATGTGTGTCCGTTCGCGCCCATGGAAGTAGTCTCAAGCTCATCGAATGAGCGGTTAAGTGTTACTGCTGTGACGTGGTCTGATAGATCGACTGAGTTTACCTTCACGCCGACGTTGTTGCTTAGAAATACAGCCATGAGATTATTCCTCGTCTTTCTTGGTAGGTGTTGGCTTTGGTGCTACTTTTTCTACCTGACCGATTAGAGCCAGGAAGGCTTTATTTTCTTTTTCCCATTGTTCCATATCGGTCATGGTTTAACTCCAACTCGTAAGTATAGATACATTGATGTTGCAGGTTAGTAGATCACCGGACGCGGCATTAAGTACGGCTGGAGCCGATACATCTGACACGTTATAGGTGTATGAAGAAGCCGCGAGCAAGTTAAAGACTCGTACCACGTCTTCTTCAATTCCGTTGAGGTTGCCTTCATTATCGAGCAAAGGCACAAGGATGGTCACGACGAAGTGGGCCATAGGTGCGATAGTTGCATTCCATCCGTTAGATGGTGAGATGTAAGGATCTCCTGGAGCAATTATGACGCTGTTAGCAATAGGGGTTGCTGGAGGAAATGAAAATACTGAATACTTTGTATTATCTGTGAGAGCCGTTGCTAGGCCTGCGCGTAGTGTTGAGATGGCAGACATCAGCCCACCATTGATCGCGGATCGAGATAAGGAGCCAGGAGACCGCGTACACGAGCCAGGAGTGTATTACCCATGCGATACGGCGAAGGTGCGTAGCCATCGATGGTGACGCCGCCGCTTGATGGAGCCTGACGAGATTGCCAGATATCAATCGAGATCATGAGAGATGCTTCTTGGATTGCCGGTACTGTTGTGTAATCTGTGTAAGTCTCAGCTGCCGCAATGCCATAGGGCACTACTGTGTGATAAGGGTTATTACTGCCAGTAGTAATCGCGATAGTAAAAGAATACTGACTGACTCCCGTGATCGTCTTCGATCCGTTATATCGACTGCCTGCTCCGCTGATCGTTATCGTCTGGCCTACATAAAAGACATCTTGAATATCTTCGTTAAAATAAAGTGTTCCTACTGTGCCCTGGCTTGAGTGAGCAATAATAGATTGTTCGTTTTTCCATAGAAAAGGAAGTAACACATTGTCTGCCGCGTCACACACTTCTTGAAGGGTGGCGTCAGCGTAGAGAGTGCCCACGCCTAGCGCGGTGCGAAGCTCTGCAACTGTAGTCAGACTCATTTACTTTCCTTTCTAAAGACTCGAGGGGCAGAAGGGCACTGCCCCTCGAGCGACTTAGGGTGTTACTTATGTGAGGTTGTAACGGCGAACGCCCTTACCAGACTTGCCTACGTAGATACCAAGGTATCCGTATAGTGCGATCTGGATCTGGCCTGTGCCAAGCAAGTTAACGCGAAGGTTAGTTGCAGGTGATTCCCATGTGTAAACAGATCCTGGAGCAACGAGGAATGCTGACTCGTCGATGATTCCAGATGTAGCGATGTTGTGATCTACGATGAGATCAGTACCGAGGACGTTACCGCGGTTAGATGTAGGTACTGACTGACCAGCTGCATTGAATTGTGGTGAAGCAACTGTGTAGAGAGGACGCTTGACATCATCAACGTAGCCCATGATTGCAGCCCATTGATCAGTAGATGCAACGAGCTTGTTAGCGTAATCGCCACCAGTTCCCTTGTATGCTGCTGCTGATTCTGTTGAGATGAATGACTGTAGTCCTGCTGCTGTTGCAGCTGTAGTTGCAGCCTGTGTTCCTGATGCTGTGAATGCAGCGATAAGTGCATTATCTGTTGCCTTTTCGTAAGCCTTGCGGAGTTCAGCCATCAAAAGCTCCATGAATGCAGGAGATGATCGGTCGATGAGCTCAAATGAAACTTCATTGAGGCCTGAGTACTTCTGGATTGAAACTGTGTCATAAGCAGAAGTCATGCCTGTCTCTGAAGTAGCAGATGCTTCGTTAACTGCTGCAACTGTTGGAGCAGTATTAGCTGATGAAGCATTAGTGTAAAGGCGTGGGATGGTGAATGACATTCCGTCAATTCCTGCAAGTGATCCCTGAGTTACAGCCTCGAACGCTGGGCGTCCTGTGAATGTATCTGTAAGGAATGTGTTGAGGTGTGAAGGTAGTGTAAGACCTGTGTTAGTAGAAGTGCTGTCATCGGCTGCCATAACTGTGCGACGAGCTGTGTCGTCTCCCATTGCTGCCTTGATAGATGCTTCTAGGTATTGTGTTGATGAGATTGGAGCTGTGCGCTCGCGTACTATAAATGCTGCTGCAACTGTTGGGCGAGCCGCTTCTACTGCCGCTGCTTCAACTGCTGGAGCTTCTGCCTGAGTGGTTTCTTCCACAATGGGCTCGCTTTCTGTTGGTTGGATTTCTTCAGCGTCGGTCTTTTCCTCAGCTGCGATCTCTAATACTTGAGCAGATTTGAAGGCTGGCTCGGTTACTAGAGAAACTTCTTTTAGTTTTGCGGATGAAACTACAATGTGGCCATCGCGGGAAGGCTTAGATGCAATAACTTCTGCGCCTACAGAAAGTCCGGATACGAGACCTTCCTGGGCTTGAATGAGTGCATCGTTTCCGCCTGTAGAGCGTGAGAGCTTAAATGTTGCATAGATGCCATCTGCGCGAGTCTCAGCTGCGATCATGCGACCGACTGGCTTCTTCATATCATGCTGGCTGAGTAGTTTAATCTTGGAGACGTCTTCAATGTTGATAGATCCTGCCTCGAAGACTACGCCGCCCATGTTGGTATTACCGATCTCGCCTGTTCCCATTGGCACAATCTTGCCTGAGATTTCGCGTCGATCTTCGTTGCATTCGATAGATGATGCCTCGATGATGAGTGTTTCCATTAGCTTATTCCTTCGCTGCCGTTAGGGGTTAAATCTGTCATTGCCATTGCTTGCTCAGTAGTGATAAGACCCAGGCTAAGAAGCTTTTCAAGTACCTGGATCTCGACTAGAGGATCTTGCTTTAAAAATGTGTCTGATACGCAGAACTTAACTTCATGTCCGGCAGTTGAAATATCATCCATGCTCAGGCGTGACTGAATTGCCTGAACGTAAGGCTCGATGGATAGCGCGTAAAATTGCTTGCGCTCGTCTTGGACGTTGGCATAAGTCATTGTCGTATTCTGATCAGCTGAAAGATAATAAGCTGGGACGTTCATTGTGCGAGCAACCTGAGTTGAAAGGTTCTGAATCGCCTCGTTATACATCATGTCTTTTGGAGTAAATGAGACAGGCTTATAATCCAGAGTAGAAGTTAGATAAGCTGTAGAGTTGCTCTGACGCGCACGCTTCCATGCTGAGATTAGACCTTGAACTTCTGTAGGAGGCAAGTCAGCCCCTGAGTTTTTTAAGAATCCTGTAGGTTGAGGATTTGCTGAGTTAGTTGCAGCTGCGCGTTCTACATCGATGGCGGCCTGAATGGTGCGGCTGCCTCGGTCTAATACACCTTCATCAAAGCCCTGAATTGTGACGATGTCGTTCATGTTAATTGGCTTCATGTCAACGTAATACTGAGTGACCATGATGCCCTCAAGATCAGTTGTAAATGTAACGCGAGAGTTAGCGACCCACTCAAAAGCAGCCGGACGTCCGTCCTCTGAGTAGCGTTCCGTAATTAAAAGATAAGCGACCCCGTAGAAGAGGAGACTGTCCACGCACCAAGTTAGGGTAACGAAAGTTGGTTGGTTCTTTGAGAGTTGCTTAATCCATCGAGGCGGTGCAATAACTTCGCCAGTCGATGTCTTGTAATACTCTAAAGGGATGGATGCAACTGTGCCACAGATTAAGTTACGGGCTCTAGCAACGCTAGGGACTGACATTGCATCATGTCGAGAGACTCGAGCGAAGATTGCATTATAAAGGCTGGGCATATTCTCGCCCATAACCTGAGGAGCATATTGAGCTTCGATCACTTGCGGCTTACGCGAGAAGATACCCATAGAGGGCAATTATACACTACATGTAGTTTATTCTGTGTATATAGCCGCTATCTGTTGTGGTTTAAGTAGCATCGACACGACCATGGCTAAAGAGATCGGTGCAGATACATCGCCAGCACTCTTACGTTTAACGATGCGCCAACTTGAGTCATTTGTCTTGGCCGCGCAGTTATTCATCTGCTTGATTAACTCTTCTTGCCCGTTATGGACTACTCGACCATTGACCATGCCGTCTAAAAGATCAGAACAGGCTTGATAGAACTGCTGGCCTGAGACGTCTTGAGTTATCTGACCAGCATTAGCCAATCTCTCAGCGATCGATTGCGTCGTGTACTTGTCGTAGCAAATCATCTTGGGACGATATTGATCAGCCCATCCCTTGATGTCAGCTGCGATTTTTAGATCATCTACCGAGACTTGGCTTTCCCACGTCTGGAGAATCCCGACACCAATTCTTCCGTCACCCATAATCTGACCAGCAACGAGGCTCGCATTGCGGCGAGATGGAGATACATCGAAGCCAAAGACTGTATAGCCACCGATCGGAATCTGGAGCGTGGCATCGGAGGTCGCCTCAAGTACGCCATGAGGCCATGGACTCTGTAGAGAATCAATCCATTGACATAAAAGCTCAGTTCTAGTGTCTTCAATTTTGTTAGTTGCCACGGCTTCTTCAAGTGATTCCTCCGTTATCGTATGACCGAGTGCAGGATTGGCTAATGCCCATCCATTGCGGTCGGTGATCTTGCAGTATTGCGGTGCTGAGTATTCGTAAAATCCAAAAGACTTAGGTGGCGCTTCTAACGCTCTACTTCTTAAAACATTAAGGGTCTCACTAAAAGCATCGCCAGCATTGCTACTGAGAAAGGTCTGGCTGTTAGGTCTTGCACGAGTCGTAGGGATTGCAGCCGTGTAGCCATCCTTGCTAATCTCTCGAACTTCATCGATCCAAAGAAAATCTGCTGTGCGTCCACGAGATGAATCTCTAGTATCAGATACTAGGTCAAGTGTTGCTCCGTTTAGAAGCTCTATTCTTTCGCCGCCATTGGCGTAGCGGATCGCTTTAGTACCGGCCTTTAAGTGAGGCGCATTCTCAATGATCCAGGCAATTTCTCGAAAGGTCATGAGGGCAGTTGCTCGGTTGGAAGACATGATCAGATGCTTCATCTCGCCTCCATAAAAGAGGCCCCAGATCACACGCATTCTGCCTAAATGGGACTTACCATTCTGACGTGCTACCAATAGCAGCGATGTCTTGCGAATGTACATTCCTTTAGCGTCAATCCGCATCATGTCATCCAAGACCCACTTCTGCCACGGCATTAAGGGAGTCCCTAAATCGTCTGCAAGCTTGGCGATCTCATCCGAGCGTGTTTTGCCCTTGAGAAGTGGACTGTGAAGCCTTGGCTTGATTGCCCCTCGCAGCGCTTGTTTACGAGCTGCCATTACTCAGGACTGTCTGTGACTGGTCGGGCAGTAAAGGGACTATCCAGCATCGTTCTGGACTGCATCGGGTATATAT